AATCTTGCCATGTTTATTTATTGTTGTTTTTTAAAATTTTCTAAATACCATCCCAGTCTATCGAGTTGTTTGACACGTTTTGACCAGAAGCACCGTTTTTACCGGTTCCAACAGAGTTTCTTAATTTTGCACTAAGTGTATTTGCCTTTTGTGTGGCAGCTGCAGCTTGTACATATTTACCTAAGTTGAATTTGTTTTTAACAGCAATAGCTAATTCAACACGTTTAGAAGGATCTTTTAAAATACTGTTTAAGTCTTTCATAAAATCTCCTTGAGTGTCATAATCAAATATTGCTCTTTTTTCTGTAACAGGAATTGTAAAGTTATTTACCTTACCGCTATCTATTACATTTTTAATATTACCAAAGAACGCTTTAGTGTTTTCCTTTCTTTGAGATTCAGCTTGTCTTTCTTGTTCAAGAAGACCTGCTCTCTCTTTAGTCTGAATTGCCCCTAGTTTTTTAGAAGCTACTTCCGATTGTTTTTTCAAAGTATCTGCTATTTCCATATCGTCAATAGCGTCTTTAATTTCCTCATCAGTATAATCCATCTTCTTATAGAAGGTTTTCATTACTGCTTTTTGTACATCAGTATTATCTAAATCTACTTCACTATAATTAATCTCTGGATTAACTGTAGTAAAGAATGCTTTTATACTATCTTCAGTAGCGTCTTCACCTAACATTTGGCAGTAATCAAAAAAATCACCAGCAATAGAAGGCAAACTCGCAAAGTATCCATTTAACTTAGCATCTGCCATACTATCTGCAGCGCGTTGTGTGAAAGCTACTAAGCCATCTTCTGAATCTTCAAAATCTTCGTCATCACCTAATTCGATACCTATCTTTTTAGCAATTCCTTTTATAAAGCCTTCTTCTATCTCCTCAGATTCTTCTGAGTTGTTTGATTCATCAGTGTCACCTTTTTCATCCTTTATAGAATCTATAGGAGGATTAACTGGTGCCGGTACTGCAGCTTTTTTAGATTTTGTTTCTCCTTTTTTACTTTTAGCTTCATCCACAGGTGGAGTTGCCGGATCTGCAGGGGGAGTTACTGCGTCACTCTTTGGTGTAGTGTCTACTACATCATCAATTGATGTCATCTCTCCAAGAGATGTATCATCGAAGTCTATGTTATCTATTTCCATATCATTTATCGTTACAAACTTAATACTGATTTAGGTGGTAAACAAATAAGCGTTTCAAGTTGTTGAAACGCTTATATATATCTTTACACTTATTACCTTGATTTATTCTCTTTAGCTATCTTTAAATCGTTAACCATTTTCTCTTTTTCTACTGATAACTTCATTGCAGCTTCATTAGATTTAGCATTAATAGCTTTGTCTTTGATACCTAGATCCTGTTGCTTAATTCCTAGTTCTTGTTGTTTAAGAGCTAACTCAGCAGTTTTAGCAATTGCGTCTGCATTAGATCCTTCATCTATAGCAAAGGCAGTCATTTCAGTTTTACGAATATCCCACTCACCTTTTCTATCTATTAAATCTAATTCGTACTGATGTTTCTTATCCATTGCAGCATCTTGAGCAGCTAACATTTGTTCTTGTTGTTGAGAAGCAGCTTGTTGTTTTTGCTGTTCCATTTGTTGTTGCATTTGCTCTGCTTGTTGTTCAGCATATATAAACTTAGCTTTAAGTTCTACAAATGAATCAGAATTAATTATATCTACAATAGTAGAAGCTTTGGCACCATTCTGAATAAAGTTTTGCATTTGAGCTTCTAGCTTTTGTTTTTTTTCTGCTTGTTTACCAGATAGCGCTACAAATATTCCGTACTCGGCCTCAGTAAAATCAATAGGATCTACATCTAAATATACTATCTTACCAGAATCAGGTAAAACATAAGAGGTTTTCTTACCATCTCTCCAAGCTAGTTTAGAATAATCTAATAACCCTTGGTATTCTCTTTCTTTAAACTGATCAAACTTATTAAAGTAAATTTCAGTTATCATAGATGATTGCACTACAGCTCTTTCTACACCACCTACAGTTTCAGATGAAGTAATCTGGCCTTCTCTTTGACGAGATATACCACATACTTCTTCCCATTCTGTTTTAATAAAACGTAGCAACTCTATATAAGATTGTATAGTTGTAGAGGCAAGTTTTAATACTGATTGATGCGTGGCCGAACCTCTATAGCCTTCTTTAGAATAATCTACAAATAATAACCCAGTTGCATCACCGTATAACATCCACTCTTCAAGAGTCATGTTTTTAGGTTTTAGATTTACATCTAACTGTATCATATCATCTTTCATTTTAGCCATAGCTAATTTAAGACGGTGAAAAGTCGCATTATATAATATCTGATATGGTACACCTAGCATAACTAAAGAAATATTTCTAGAGTTAACAGCCTGCAACATTCTACCATTATATGCTCCTCTACATTTAGATATATTATCTAGTGATGCTCTTTGCATTGGAATAGCGCGTATTTTAAAAAACGTATCTATACCACACATCCAGCCTTCCCACCATTCATTTACCCAAAACCATTCTACTGTTTGACCAGCTTCTTTATTTGGTACAAAAGTTTCTTCAACTTCCATAGACTGAGGTTGGCCATATTCATCCATGAATGAACACACTCCAATTCTAACTTTAGATCTCCAAGTAACATGTTTAACTTCAATTAATCGATTATAAATTTGTTGAGGGGTATTTGAGTCATATATAATAGGTGCAGTTCCAAAGATAGTAGTATTGGTTCCAAGAGTTTCAATCTTGTTAATCATATCCTTTTTATCTTGTTCTGTTTTACCTAATTCATCATAAAAGAATTCTGTTACAGAAGAAGGAGTCATGTACTTTCTTCTTACTACCCAGTCACAATCTTCAGTAAATTCTAAATCTGGATCCTTATCGTAATCTAGATCAAGAGGATTAACTGCTTCATAATATACCTCATTATGTACAACGCCTTTATAAGAATACACCTCCCCAGAAACTAACCAATGGAAAAACATTAACTGAAATTTTTCTTGTAGCTTGCAATATTGCTCAATATACTCTAAAGCATTTTGGCCCATTATAGCTCGCTTGTCTCTGTATGAAGTAACAAATTCTCTTTCTACTTCTTCAGGAGTTTTAACTTCTTCAGTAGGAACACCTGTGTCTATACCTTGTGCATTAAGAGTATTAGCAAATAACTGCTCTAGGTTCTGAAGAACTACTTTATTTTTTTCTGTAAGAGATTGATTAACAACGTCTTCATTAGTTACATATACTTCTCTGTAGTTAGGACGTTTAGCAAATTCTCCTCTTAATAAATCTATCTTAGGTTTAATAATAGGATAATTAACTACCTCTGACCAGTCTCCTTCAAGACGTTTACCAAAAGGCTCCGTAATTATTTTATAATCTTCTACATTTACATGGCCATTGTAATAGTCATATAATTTTTTAATTGCTAGCTTATGTTGCGTAGCAGAAAAGTACGATCTTTGGATGTATCCAAGCATCGTTTTTTTACCCCATTCAAAGTCATCTGCTATCTTATCTGCATAAGATACTGTTTGCACCGGGATATTTATATTATATTTTATTTCTTTTGGCATTGTTTTTTAATTGCAAATTTATTATAAAACTGAGGAAAATCCAAATTTTGATTTTAGGTTCACAAAGAACTCGTCATCAAAAAGAGATTTAGTCCCTTGCTCTACCTGTGGTTTAAGTAATAATTCTTTTTTATATAGCATCCCTACTAACATAGCAGAATGCCTATCCATATTTCCATCATAAGAAAACTTTAAGATTTCTTCCAACAAAGGTACAGAATAAATCTTATGTAAGTTCAATTCAAATTCTCCATCCTCATTCATCTCTCTAGGAGACAATAACCAATCTCTAAAATACTGTACAGATTGTTTTTTTACTTCTAGGTTCGACATTGATACTCCATAATTCCTACCTAGCTTTTTCCTAGGCTGATCGTTACTATCATATACCGTTAGTTCTTCTTCTAACCAATTCAATAATTTATTAGTCCTGGCATAAGCCAAAATATTACCGTCTCTATCATTCTCAAATACAATCTTAGCATTATAGTATTGAGACATTAAGAACAATTGTCTATTAAAGTCATCTTGAAACTTAGGCCTAGCTACATATTCTGCAACTATTAAGTCATAAGGCTTAGAAAAATTATTAATCCTTTTCATTACATACGCGGCACCAAGAGAATCTCTTTTACCTAAAGCTTTATTTTTATCTTTGTCCATTGCATACGGATCGACACATATATAATACAATTCTGGCGGAGTATGGTTTCCAAATTTGTAAGGAGGCTGGTATTGTATAACACAACCCTCACCATCTACATCTGGTTTATAAGGAAAGTTTAGTATTGGTTTTATATCTGTAGAAGGGTTAAATAGGATTGTTCCATCTAGCTTTTGCTCAAAGAATCCAGGTGTTCCTAGGTTACTCAAGCTTCTATCGGCTTTTATTCTAGATATCTGTCTGTTAATCTCTGCTTTAGGATAAATATTAGTACCCATTTTTAACATAGCTTCAGATGGTTTGAGAGGATTCTCACAAATCATTTTATCTACTATATTAATATCTTTAGTATTTCTTCTAAGATGTTCACGCTCTGCAATAATTGCTACTTCAGCTTCTCTATGATACGATACTCCTTGAGGATTAATAAATCCTTCCTTAGAAAAAGAATCAGGTAAAAAGTAACCAATAGATTGATTGCTTCCTTCATCATACATATTATCATAAGCTAAAAATCCATAAGTATCTGGGTCATAAAACATCTCCTCAAAATCTACCATACCTCCAGAGAAATCTCCTCCAGTTCCGTACACATAAATCTGTCCTGATACTGATGTACCTGATTCTACTGTAGGTCGAGTAACAGTATAAGCAGCTTTAAGATTTGACATAGAACCTGCTTCTTCAAATAAAATTATTCTAGCGTCTTTACCCCTGGCTACGTCAGGATTATTAAGTGTAGAGTATTGCATTATCCTACTCATTGATCCGCCTGGTAATTTTCTACCGTCTGCAGTTATTTCCTCGTAAGATGCCTGCACCATTTCTCTTGGCTTATTAATATGCTGTCTTTGTCTAGCAAATCCAGTAAATCTATTTATAAAATCTAGATAGCTTACGGCCATCCTCATTGTTTCCTCAGAATACTTTTTATCTTCTGCAAGAATCAGTGAATTAGCCATAGATTTACTAAATGAATAAGTATGTGCGCACTTAGCCGCATTTTTATAAGAATACCCTCTTCTTCTGGGTTTAAGAACTATCATATGTAGCCCAATATCCTCAGCACGTTTACACTCTGTAAAATAAAACCAATCTGAATCCCAGAAATCAGGAAATGTTACAGCTGTTTCTACTCTTTGCTTTTTAGATGTAAGTTCTTCTATAGTCGCGGCCTTGTTAGATAACTTTAAAGATATCTGGCAAAAGTTAAGGTAAAAATAATGCTCACCTGTAATCTTTATACCTCCTACTGAATAGCCTTCTTTGCAATAAAACGCTTGAAGGTTCCAATAGTTCTTCCATTCCATAGAGCCTTTAGGGGCATCTATGTAAAATCCTTTGCCGGGCCCAAATCTTTTCTCGTTATTTAGAAATGTAATTGCCTCTCTTCTAAAGTCTTCTGTATTTATGTGGGATGTGTTTAATTCAAACATAACTAGCTCCTTTCAAATTCGTTAATCTCAGCACTACCTCTGTACTTAGATGCTTTAGCTTGTTTTTCTTTTAGAATTTTCTCATCTAGCTTCTCATATTGATCAATAGACTTAGGAATTTCATTAGCTACTTTAAGTAAAGCTTGCAGGTCATTAAGCATTAACTCTACACCTGATACGATCTGGCCTTTCTTGTTATTTATACCGGATTTATGTTTCTCGTCAGTAAGGTCTTGCTCGATTTGGTTAATAAGCGCGTCTACAATCTTGTTAGATTTGTGCAAGGCGTTAATAATTGTGTTAAGTGCTTGTGAAGATGGAGTTTGGTTTAACTCTTTAAACCTTTCTACACCGGCTTTAACCTCTTCATCCGGTTGCCAAGTGTGATCTTCAAATAAATCATTAGCTAATTGTATGTGTCTATCAAAAAGTGTATAACTTGCATACGGGCCCTCAGTAGAAGCCATGTGAAACACATATGCTAACTCTTTTTTAGCCATTAATTTCTGTCTACCATCGTGATCTTCTTTACATTTCTTAGTTCTTTTTACAATATTCTTGAACTCAGGTATTAGCAACGTTTCTGGTAGTATCTCAATCTTTAAATCTTCTGTTACTTTAAGTAATCTCATTTCTTTGTTGTTTCGTATTGGTGGTATAAGCCTCCTAGTAAATTAAATTGTTGCGGCAGCATGTATCGCTTCAATCAATTTATCTACTGGTAGATTTACTATTAGATTTCTTGCATCATAGAATTCTACTACAGAATGGTCTGGGTTCTTCTTTCTAGCTGTAAAACAAAATACTTCTTGGGCTAAGATAGTAGAATTAAACCACATATCTTGCCAATGATATTCTTCTTCTACTTGAGCTTCTATATTTAGCTCTTGTAATAAATCATTATACGCAGAACTTTTACCGTTCTCGTCTTCTACCTTACATAAAATTTCTAGTTTTATTAAATCCATTTTATTAAATTTTCTTTAGTTCTTATAAGTTTATTATATGTTGAAAATGCTATTTGGTACCATTTGCCACAATCTAAGCAAGTTAGTCTATAAAACTTAGTGCCGGCCGCAGTAACTCGTATTCCTCTTTTTACAACGTTTTCTGATTCGCATTCTGGACAACTTGCTTTATCATTACCTCCATGTACACCAATATGAGTCTTGTGATTAGTATACTCTTTCATTCTTTGGTATACTTTCTCTTGCAGTACTACATCCTTTTTACAATATGTAACCATTTTCTTCATGGCCCTTACATCGTTATCTAACACAATACTTTTCCATAAAGCAAAGCCAGTATGTAATTTATGTCCTCCTCCTAAAAAGCTAGATATGTAATCAAGCTTATTAGAGTTAAATCTAAAATATTTCTTGGCAAGTTTATATGTATCTACTGTAGAGTAATCAGGTATAGCAGGTATACCATGATATAAACATCTGGTTCTCACCCACTTAATATCAAAGTTATCTGAGTTATGTCCTATTACTTCATCAGCAGTATTCATTATCTTCATGAAATCTACGAGAAGTTTTTTGTCATCTCCCTTTTTCCACTCTAAAGAATGTACTTGTTTTTCTCCTTCCCATTTATAACAGATGCACATAATAGCGCGTTCTTTTATAATGTTCTCAGGAGGCAGATTTAATTTATATCCTGCAGTCCAGGCAAACATAATGTTTGGACTGGTTTCAATATCAAAGAATAGTCTCTTAAATCTTCTCATAGCGGCTAGTTATTAAATCGATGTCATCGTTAAAGTGGCTAGGGCCTTGAGGGTTGTTAATTACTTTTTGAATTTCGTTTACTTTAGCGGCCATAATCTCTTTGGCATCTGCAATAACTTTTTCATTTGGAATAGGAGCTACGCAGTGTTCGTAATTTAATACGTTAATCATTGCATTGATCAAGTTGATCTCTGTCTCCATCTTCGGGAGCCTCTTCAATTCGTGGTATTTCGTCATAGTTTGTTTTTTGAAATTTTACTGCAAGAGTAGGATGAAAGTTTATAGTCCCAAGTCCTTGCAATCTAATTGATGATCTATCTTTTATTGCTTTTTTATTGTCTTCTCTTATTTGGTTAACCGCAAAACTAAACTGTTTAAAGTAAATATCCACTACTTCTTTAACAGTTATATTATGTTTAATAGCTAACTTCTTGATTTCCTGGTTATATATCTGTTTAAAATGATCTTTAACCATTATGGATTTAGTATTTTAAAATATATATTAAGTTGAGTTACTGCACTAATGTCTGCATTAAACAAACTTATTTGAGCTTGGTTAGTAGTAACATTATAACCTCCTTGCAATAATACTTTACCGTATCCTCTAACAGTATATTCAATAACAGATGATGTTGTTAAAAAAATATTGTTTAATATAATTATTTGCCCTATTCCTGAAACAATATTACATCCAATTCCAGCAGGAATAATAATATTTCCTGCAATACTATTTAAAGTAACTGTATATGGATTTAAAGCTGTAGCAGTAACATTAGCAGTATTAAACTGGTTTGTTCTTAGTTTTAATGGAGTAATAAATCTTGTGTCATCTGTTCCTGTTGTAACTTCTGCTTGTGTTGCTATTTCTGCTATTCCATTTAGTGATTCTGATGCTAAATCAGAAGTTGTAATAATTTTAGCATTGGCATAATCTTCACTACTTACATAATATCCAGAACCCAACGCTCCATCATTACTATAATAAATATCTCCTTGTATTGGTGAAGCTGGAATAGATGCTGCTGCAACATTTATACCGCTTGTGAAGCTAATTTTACTTATAAATGTCCAAGCTAAAGTTAAGACTTTATCCCAAGCATATCTCCACCCTTTAGGAGTTAGTATTTTTGTATCATCTATACTTCCAATTGTTCCACTAGCTGCTAACTCTGCTTCTGCTTGAGTAGCTAATTGCGCTATACCTTTAACAGAAATACTTGCTTCAGGAACATTTGCGTTAAACAAAGCTAATATAGATTGTAATGTACTGCGTTTTA